AAATGGTCTGCTGATAAAATCGTCGCTGAAAAGAATCAGGGCGGTGAGATGGTTGAGTCTGTGATTCGTGCTATCGACAGAAGCGTACCTATTAAATTGGTACATGCTTCTAGAGGTAAGTACATCAGAGCTGAGCCTATTTCAGCGTTGTACGAACAGAACAGAATCCACCACGTTGGTAGATTCGATAAGCTTGAAGACCAGATGTGTACTTTTAGCATTGATAACATTCGTGGTAATGGTATGGGTTCTCCTGACAGAGTTGATGCTCTTGTCTGGGGGCTTTCAGAACTTTTCGATAAAATGACGGGTCGTCGCAGGAAAGAAGGGGGTCTCGTTGAAGGAACTATCAGCAAACAAAAATTTCAACAACGGTGGCAAACTCCTCACCAGAGCCACCCTAACATGTGGATGGCAGGTTAATGGCTAAAGAAAAAGATTCTGCTACACCAGTAGAAGTTCTAAACTATGACGTAACCGCAGTTGATAAAAATTACGTACCAGAGGGATTCAAAAGTAAAGAAGAATTCCTTAAAGACATGCGAGACGAGTATGATCTCGATCTAGAGTACGACAGAGAAAACAGAGAGCAAGCTATCGAAGATAAGAAGTTTTCTTCGGGCGATCAGTGGGACCCAGTTGTCTTAGAACACAGAAAAGGTCTCCCTTGTCTCGTTATTAACTCTGTTCCTCAGTTTGTTGCACAGCTTGTCGGTGACTGGCGTGAAAACAAAAGAGGTATCAAAGTTCTTCCTACTGAAGAAGGCGATAAAGACCTTGCATCTATAAGAGCAGACCTTGTTCGCGCTATTGAGACTCAATCACGAGCTGACAGAGTTTACGATAACACATTTGAATCGACCGTCCAGTGCGGTGATGGTGCTTTTAGAGTTGCAGTTGAGTACGCCAAAGATGACGTATTCGATCAGGACATTTTCATCAGACCTATTGACGATGCTCTTTCTGTTGTTTGGGACAGGCTTTCAGTTGATCCTACTGGTCGAGATGCACGACACTGTTTTGTTGACGATGTAGTGCCTCGTAAGTATTTTGACAGCAAGTGGCCGGATTCAACTCCTGACGAATTGTCAAAGAAAGAGTACGAAGTTCTTAGAACCGGTGGTTGGATCGAACAAGAAGGTGTTCGAGTCACCGAATACTGGCGTTTGATTGATAGAAATCGTCTGTTGTGTCTTTTTGAAGACGGATCAGTTCGTTTTGTTGAAGATAATAACTTAGACGACCTTGTTTCAAAGCACGGTAAACCTGTAAAAACCAGAATTGCTCCCTGTACTTACGCTCAAATGCACTTAGTTACAGGATTTGACATTCTTAGCGGTCCTTACGAGTACCGTCTTAATCGTCTTCCCATCATTAGAATGTCAGGACGAGTGGTTAACATCTCTGGTAAGAGAGTTCGCTACGGTCTTGTCCGTTTCATGAAGGATTCAGTACGTCTTCGGAATTTCTGGAGAAGTGTTGCAGCGGAACAGCTTGGGTATGCACCTAAAGCACAGTGGATTGCAACTGAAAGTGCTGTTGAAGGTTATGAAGATGAGCTTAGAAAGGCTCACTTAACTCGTGATCCTCTGATTAAGGTTTCTGATGACGCTATCATCGGGCAAAATATTCAGCGCTTAGACCCTCCGAAGATGCAAAATGCTCTTCATCAGGAAGCTGAAATTAACGTCCAAGATATGAAAGACGTTACAGGTATTCACGACGCTTCGTTGGGTATCAAATCAAACGAAACTTCCGGTAGAGCTATTAATGCTCGTCAAAGAGAAGGCGATATTGCTTCCATTACGTATTACGATAATGGTAATGCTGCTGTTCTTGAAGCCGGTGATGTTGTTAACCAGCTTATTGGTCAGATTTATGATGGTACTCGTATTATTAGAATCATCGGAGAAGACGAAAAGCTTAAATTCTTAAAGATTAACGATCCTTCAGACCCAAGATCGCCTGATCTGTCTGTTGGTAGATATGATGTTTCTCTTTCCACTGGTGCTAGTTATACGACTCGTAGAGTTGAAGCTGCTCAAGCAATGATGGAAGCTGTCCAAGTTTGGCCTCAGCTTCTTCAGGTTGCTGGAGACCTTGTGGCTAAGGCTCAGGATTGGCCTGGAGCTGATGATCTTGCTGAACGTCTTAAAAAGACGATTCCTCAGCAGTTCCTCGATCCGGAAGATCGCGAAGGTCCTGATCCTCAGGTCCAAGAGCTCCAGATGCAGTTGACTGCTATCACTCAGGAGTATCAGAACTTAAAGACTGATAAGGAAATTGACATCAAGAAGCTTGTTATTGATGTGTACAATGCTGAGACTCAGCGAATTCGAGCACTGTCAGATAACATGGTCGATGACAATAATATTGAACTTCAAGGTATTCAGACGATACTTGATTCTGGTCTTAAGCTTCACGGAGCTGCTTTATCCGAAATAGATCAAGAACATTCACACAGTATGGCTGAACAACAGATGGACCAAGCCTCGGTTCAGAATAAGGAAGGGGCTATGTAATGAACCTTCCACTTTCTTCTGCTATTCCGATTGAGCTTATGGACATCTTAAACCAAATAAACAGCAATGTTGATGAAGTCAAACAGAGATTAGCAAGAATTGAAGGGCAAGATCACTCAGACAGTATCAAAGCCCTTCAATTAATTGTTAACGAAGAACGAAAAGAACGAGTTAAACTTGAAGTAGACCTTGCAAGAGTAAAACAACAGCTTGGGCCTATAGCTGCTGTTCTTGCACTTGTTGGTGCTGCTACTGTTCAGTTTATCTTCAATCTTGTAACACCTTAAATTCTTATTCGAGCCTGATTAGGTTGCAAACGCTACTCCTAACAGACAAACTCGCAAATTAAAAGTAGCAACGGTGAAGGACCGCAACAATACCAATGAATATTGAACCTGATACTTCAATTACTGTAGACGTTAATACTGACGATCTGGACAGCTTTACCGATTTGTTTAATGGTAAGACTCCGGAAGTTGCTAATGAAACAGTACCTGAAGATAAAGTTGATGAACCAACTGAAGACGAAAATACTGAAAGCAACGAAGACACTTCAGCAGATGCTCCTGACGAGGACGACAACCCTGAAGATAAAGAGTCTGAGAAGCCTAAGAAGGTTAATCGTTTTCAAGAAAGAATCAACGAACTTACTGCTAAGGCACGAGAAGCTGAACGACGCGAAGCTGAGCTTCAGAAGCGTTTAGAAGAAATCGCTGCAAAGCAGGTAGAACCTGTTAAGCCTGAAACTCAAACTAAAGCACAAGAACTTCCTGATCCTGATACGAAGAATGCTGATGGCACTCTTAAGTATCCGTTAGGTGAGTTTGACCCTGCTTACATCCGCGACCTCAATCGCGCTATTATTGAGGAAGAGAGAAAGGCTTACCGAGAACAAGAAGACCGTGAACGGGTCGCTCGTCAAGAACAAGAACAACGAGATGCGATTCATAATCAGTGGACGGCTAAGCTGGAAACTGTTACTGAGCAGCATGAAGATTTTCTTGATAAGACGATTGAACTTGAATCGACTTTTGAAGGATTGGATGCACAATACAGTGATTATCTTGTCCAAACGATTAAGTCGTTGGATCATGGTCCAGAAGTATTGTACTACTTCGCTAACAATTTAGAAGAAGCTAAGAAGTTTGTCCAGATGGGACCGCTTGCAGCTACTCTAGCTCTTGGCGAATATAACGCAATGTTCAAAGGCTCTAAAAATAAAGAAACTAAAGTATCAAAAGCCCCGCCGCCCCCGCAGTTAAATAAAGGTTCTAACGTGCGTAAGACGGTTACGGGTGATACTGACGATCTAGACGCTTTCTCAGATGTATTCTTCAAGAAGTAAAAATAAGAATTAAATCTGATTAAGTATTTGTTAATTAATCAGAAAGGTATAACTCCTAAATGGCTACTGTAACTGTAGATCAAGCAAAACTGGTCCTTAATTCGTTTGCTGCGATCTTCCAAAATAACCTCGTCTCCAAGGACCTTGTCACTTGGCGTAAGTTTGACGGGGAAATGAATGACCGTAATGGTCTAACTGTTGTTGAACAGGTCACTCCGGACTACACGACCACGTTCACTACGAATGCTGTCAACGATCTGTCTGGCGGTGTTCAGGATACCACGTTTGGTTCCGAACAGTATAAGCTTACTCAGGTTATTGGTTCGAGCATGGGCTGGGCTGACTTCGTTAAGATTCGTGATCTGGGTTCGGCCCGTGAAAGCGAAGCTCTTCGTAAGGCTGCTCTTCGTCTTGCTACCGACATTGATGCCTACATCCTTGCGTTCGCTGCTAAGGCTTCGAACAACTGGGTTGGTAATGCTAACGGTACGAACTCGGTTGCTACGTTTGGCGACATGGCTACTGCTGTTACCCGTCTTAAGAAGGAAGGTGTTGAGGACGAAGTCCGAGCTGTTCTTTCGTATGACGACTGGCAGGCTCTGAGCGCTAACATCGTTAACAACAACGCTTCGCTTCCGGATATTGGTTCGGGTACGTATCGTAGCGGCTTTACTGGTAATATCGCTGGTATTCCTACGATGTTCACCCAGCAGCTTCCGTCGTTCACGGTTGGTACGCGTGTTGCTTCGGCTACTACGCTGACTAACGGTGCTTCGCCGCAGGTCTCGTATGCTACGGTTTGCATCTCTGGTGCTCCGGGTCAGTATCTGACTTCGACTATCAACCTTGATGGTCAGGCGGGTTCGGTCACGCTGAAGGATGGTGAGGTCTTCACTATCGCTGGTGTGTATGCGTACGACAACCGTGCAAAGAAGCAGCTTGAGCATCTTCAGCAGTTCCGTGTTGTTGGTGACTACACTGCTACGGCTGGTGCATTCAGCAACGTTCGTATCTTCCCGGCTATTATCACTTCGGGTGTGTATCAGACGGTTGTGAACACGAACGCTGACTTTGATAACCGTGCTGTTACCCATATCGGTGCGGCTGGTACGGCTACTGCTCCTCGCTTCCTTGCGAATAAGAGCGCGATTGTTGTGCACACGGCTGATCTTATCACTCCGGCCACCGGTACTGCTTCTCGTAAGTCGCTTACGAAGGTTCCGCTGAGTGTCCGCATGTGGCAGGATTCGAAGTTCGACACTGGTGAACACCGCATCCGCTTTGACGTTGCTCTTGAAGCTAACGTTGCTGCTGATGGTCGTCGTCGCCTTGTCCGTGTCAACGGTGCGTAATTAATACGATGGGGGCCTCTGCTTTAACGAGTACGCCCCCATTTTTGTTTTAAGGACTGGTTAATGGCCTTAGTTTACGAAATTATCAAAGATGCTTACAGAGAAGCAAATCTGATCCCTATTACTCAGTCCCCAACTCTTGATGAGCAGACTGAAGCTCTTAGGCTTTTAAATAGATTTGTAAGATCAGTTTTTGGTAACGAATCTGGTGATAAACTTCAGTCTTTGGCTGTCGGCACTAATAACGTTACTACTACTCATTCTCTTCCTACCTACACTTTTACTGGTTCTAATTACGCTCCACTGAATTCCAGACTTGTTGTCAACATTACAACTCCTTCAACAGTAAATCTTCATCCTGATCCAGAAGATGGTGCACGTATAGCAGTAGTGGATGCTACTGGTAACTTTGACACTAATACTCTTACTCTCAACGGTAATGGACGAAAGATTGAAAACTCTAGCTCGCTTGTTCTTACGACCCCTTCTCTTCTTAAAGAATGGTTCTACAGAGCAGATCAAGGTAACTGGACAGCTATTAGCGATTTAGCTCTTAACGATACGTTCCCGTTTCCTCTTGAGTTTGAAGACCTTTTTGTGATTGGTCTTGCTACTCGTCTTAATCCTCGTAATGGTGTGTCTATGGACGAGCAAGCTATTATGAACTTCCGTCGTATGAAGAACCTGTTTAGGTCACGCTACAGTCAAAGTATTCAGGCTGATAGTGAGGACGGTCTTTTAAGACTGTCTGGTACAAGACTTAACAGAGTTACTTCTGTTGATGCCTAATTCAAACCTCAGAGGGTTTTATGCCAGTAATTGATCTAACAAAACAAGATTTTGAATCTCTTTCGGAAAATGTTGCTAGAATTAAGCTTAGCAATATGTACGTTGTAGAGAACCCTCTGAGCCTTTCAGGAACATCTTACATACCAAGACCGACTCTTAGTACGTTTGCTAATATTGATGGTAAAACTATTAGAGGTATTTGGTATCAATCAAAACAAGGCGTAACAACTGTTTACGTAGTTGCGGGTGAGAATTTATACAAACTTAATACAGACGGGACCTATACCTCTGTAGGAGACATTCCGGGTACTGATTTCTGTACTTTTGCTTCTACTATTTACCACATTGCTATTGCTGCTAATGGTGGTCTTTATTTGTTTGATGACGATGTTGTTACTCCTGTAGTAATTCCTGACGACAACAGAGTAACTGATGTTACCAGTCTTGACAACTATTTTATTGTGGGTATAGAAAACTCAAATAGGTTCTACTGGGTAAACCCCGGAGATACTACTATTGATGGTTTGTCATTTATCTCTGCTGAACGTAATCCAGACGACATCGTAAGCGTGATCGCTATTGGTGATGAGCTTTGGGTTATTGGTCAATCCACTTGTGAAGTGTTTACTAACAGCGGTGACGCTAATGCTCCTTTTGTTAGGATTTCTGGCAGAGTCTACATGACTGGTTGCGTTGATAAGCATTCAGTAACACAAACTCTTAAGAACACAATTCCTTGTCTTATTTGGGTAACCCCTAGTAAAGAGGTTGTTCTCTCTCAAGGCGTGCCTTCTAAGATTAGTAATGAGTCAATCGAGGAGATTTTGAAACGATCTTCTAAGTTTACTTCATGGTCATTCAGAACTAACAGACACGATTTCTACGTTCTTAATACTGACATTGCTACTTTAGTTTATGACATCACTATTGATGCTTGGTACAGATGGTCTTCATACTTGAAGAATAATTGGAACGCTATTTCTGGTGTTCACATTAACGATACAGTATATGCAGTTACTGATTTTGATGGAGAAGTTTACAAATTATCTTACGATCAAAGCGACGGTAATACTGATTATCTTGTCTGCGAAGTAAGTGGGTTTGTCCCCAACATTCAGAATAATGCTGTAATTTGTAATAACATTACTGTGTTCCTTAACTCAGGTACGTCCAGCTCTTACTCATCTGATCCTGTTGTAGAACTTAGATGGTCGGACGACAGTGGACGAACTTGGTCG